TCAAGTTCTCATGCTTTATTTAGAACTCCAGGTGCGGCAACAGTTTTACAAAATTTTGAATCTTCTACAACAGGCGGTTATAGAAGAATAAGTGGATTTCAAAAATGGGGTTTAGGTAGTTCAGTAATTCCAAGTGGAGTAAGTACAGATACAATCCATGGTATTAAAAATTATTATAATGGAGTTTTAGTTGCTCAAGGTACAAATTTATTTTGGAGTAACAATGGAACATCTTATGTACAAATTAATAAAGATACATATGTAACAAAAACAGGAACAGTTAATGTTACCGCAGGTTCAGCAACAGTAACAGGAACTAATACAGTATTTACTTCAGAGTTTGTAATTGGTAATCAAATTAAAATTAATAATATTTCATATAGAGTTCTATCAATAACAAGTAATACAATATTAACTTTAGATTTTACAGTAATTACTGCAGCCTCTAATCAAAGTATAAAAAAAAATGGTTTAGCTTCAGGAAATTTAGCTGCTGCTACAACAATTCCAAGAACAGGACAACAAAATGTTCAGTTTGTTAAATTTGAATCTCAAGGTTCTAATGGAACAATATATTTAGTAGATGGAACAAATAAAGTAGGTGAATTTAAAATTGATTCTGATGGCTACCACTTTGATGAGGTTAATAGAGCTGCTCCTATTGGAGCTTCTTTAATTGAAAAGTATGCAGAAAGATTAATAGTATCAGGACAAACAGCTAATTCAAGTGTTGTTTCTTATAGTTCAAGATTAGAACCTTATAATTTTGAAGGGTCTTCAGCAGGGTCAATAAATGTTGGAGATATAGTAACTGGCATAAAAGTTTTTAGAAATAGCTTAGTTATTTTTTGTAAAAATAGTATTTATGAGTTGACAAACCTTGACTCAACCGCTATACTTAAATCAGTTACAAAAAATATTGGTTGTGTAAGTGGTAACTCAATTCAAGAGATTGGTGGAGATTTAATATTCTTAGCACCTGATGGATTAAGAACAGTTGCTGGTACAGCTAGAATTGATGATGTAGAATTAGGTTCTATTAGTAGAAAAATTCTACCAGTTATAAATGATTTATTAAATACCTTTGCTAGTTATACAATATCTAGTATTGTTATTCGAGAAAGAAGTCAATATAGATTATTTTATTATCAATCAGGTCAAGCTGATTCAGGACAAAAAGGAATTATAGGAACATTTAAATATAATGCAGAAGGCATACCAGCATTTGAATGGAGTCAAACAAAAGGTTTACCAGTAACAGTTTGCACTTCAGATTTAGATAGTTCAGGTACAGAAGTTATTTTTCATGCTGATGAAACAGGTTATATTTATCAACATGATACAGGTAATAGTTTTAATGGTACAAATGTTGTAGCAGAATTTCAAACACCTGATATGGATTATGGAGATAATGGTTTAAGAAAAAGTTTATATAAAGTAAAAGCTAACATAGAACCTGAGGGAACTCAGAATAGTTTAAATTTAAGAATTAGATATGATTTTCAAGATGCAGAAGTTCCGCAACCTGGTAACTTTTCGGTTGGGAATTTAAGTTCAGCTTCATTATTTGGTACAGCAATTTTTGCAAGTTCAACATTTGGGGCAACAACACTACCAAACAAAAGTATATTAGTAACTGGAAGTGGTTTTTCTAATAACTTTAAATTTTTTAGTGATGATACTAATGCACCTTATTCAGTAAATGGAATGTTTGTTTCATTCATAGCAGGAGGAAGAAGATAATATGGCAGGATATACTAGACAGAGTTCTATTAATGATGGCGATACAGTAACCGCATCATTATTTAATAATGAATACAATCAAATTTTAGCAGCCTTTAATAATACTTCAGGACATAAACATGATGGTACAGCTGCTGAAGGACCAGTTATTGGATTAATTGGAGATTCAAATTTAACTACACCTTTAAACAAAATTCTTATAGATTCTGTTAACAATCATTTAGAATTTAATGTTAAAGTTGGTGGTAATTCAGTTAATCAAATTAATATTCAAGATGGTATAATTAAACCTATTGTTACTAATGATATTGATTTAGGTACATCAAGCTTACAATATAAAGATGCTTTCTTTGATGGTACAGTAACTTTAGATGCTTTAACTATTGGTACAGCTACTTCGATTACAGATGTAGATACAGATTTAACTACAGTATCTGCAAGTGATAATACACTTGCTAGTGCGAAAGCAATTAAAACTTATGTTGATGCACAAGTTAGTGGTTCTGATTTAGATTTTGAAGGTGATACTGGTGGTAATCAATCAATTGATTTAGATACTCAAGAACTTACTTTAACTGGTGGTACTGGTATAGATACTACAGGTTCTGCTCAAACAATGACATTTGCAATTGATTCTACAGTTGCAACATTAACAGGTTCTCAAACATTAACAAACAAAACTTTAACTAGCCCAGTTTTAGATACTGGTATTAGTGGTACAGCTTTTAAAGATGAAGATAATATGTCATCTAATTCTGCTATAGCAGTTGCTTCACAACAATCTATTAAAGCATATGTTGATACTCAAGTAGCAACTATACCAACTGGAGATATTACTTCAGTAGTAGCTGGTACTGGTTTAACAGGTGGTGGTACATCAGGAGATGTAACATTAAATGTTGCAGGTGGTACAGGTATTACAGCTAATGCAAATGATATAGCTATTGATGCAACAGTTGCTACTTTAGCTGGTTCACAAACTTTTACTAATAAAGCAGGTAATATATCACAATGGACAAATGATACAGGTTATTTAACTGCAGAAACAGACAATCAAACATTAAGTTTTTCAACACCAACTTTAACAATTAGTAATGGTAATAATGTAAATTTAAGTACATTAACAACTGGTTTAATTACAACAAGTTCAACTGATACATTAACAAATAAAACAATAGATGCAAATGGTACTGGTAATAGTATTACAAATCTTGAAGTTGCAGATTTAGCTTCAGGTGTTCTTGATACAAACTTAACAAGTGTTTCAGCTAGTGATAATACTTTGGCTTCTGCAAAAGCAATTAAAGCTTATGTAGATGGACAAGCTCACTCAGATGTTACAGCTTCTAGTACAACTACATTTACTAATAAAACAATTGATGTAGATGCTACAGGTAACTCCCTTACTAATATAGCTAATGCTAATATTAAAAGTGGTGCTGCTCTTGATACAACTAAAATTGCAGATGGTTCAGTTACAAGTACAGAATTTCAATTTATTAATAGTTTATCATCTAATGCTCAAACACAAATAGATAGTAAACAACCTACAATAGATTCAAGTGCTAGATTAAATGCTAATCTAGTAGGAGATGGTTCAGTAGATAATACTGAATTTGGTTACATCAATGGTGTAACTTCAGCTATACAAACTCAGATAGATGCAAAAGCAACTAATGGATTTGCTGTAGCAATGGCAATAGCTTTATAGTTGTTGACAATAAACAATATAAATGGTATAATTAGGATAATTCTATGGCACAAGATTTCGAAAGATATTTAAAACAAGACATAACTTTAGTTGGTTCTCCAACAGTATTGAGAGCAACAGCTAATTCAGATGATGCTATCATAGGTATTAGATGTGCAAACACTTCTGGTATTGCAGTTAATATTTCTGTCTATGTTAAAAATGGAAGTGACACATATTTTATTATTAAAGATGCACCTATCCCTACAGGTGGTTCTTTAGAATTAATTGATGGTGGCTCTAAAGTTGTATTACAAACTGGTGATTCAGTTGAAGCTTATGCTTCTGCAGGTTCATCTGTTGATATAATTACAAGTGTTGTAGATACTATCTCAGCATAATTTTAAGGAATTAATTAATGGCATACGTTGGTAAGAAACCTGCAGATTCAATAATACAATCTAGCGATATTCAGGATGGGATTATAACATCAGGAAAGTTAGCTGATGATTCTGTAATTGCATCTAAATTAAATACTAATGCTGTAACTACAGATAAGGTAAATGCAGATACTATAACAAATGTTAAAACAGAATTTACGCCTGGATTAATTATTAAAGGTGATGGTTCATCAGCAGATGGAAAGATAGTTTTAAATTGCTCACAAAATACTCATGGTGTTTCATTAGCTGGACCAGCACATTCTGCAGCTCAATCATATAATTTAGTTCTTCCAACATCAGTTGGTACAAATGGACAAGTACTTGCTACTAATGGAAATACCAACAATCAATTAAGTTGGGTAGATGCAGTAGAAGCAAAACCTACAGTTGCGAATGTATCTCAAACTGTAGCACCTGCTACTAATGTTACATTCAATATTACAGGTACAGGTTTTATATCAATACCAATAGTAGAATTTATTAAATCAGACACAGGAGCTATTACAAGAGCTGGTGCTGTAGGATTTACAAGTGCAACATCATTATCAGTAACAGCTAATATAGCTACTGGTGCTTATTATGTAAGAGTAGAAAACAATGATGGTAATGCAGGAAGAAGTACTAATGCAATTATAACTGCAAGTACAGCTCCTACATGGTCAACAGCTTCAGGTTCATTAGGAAGTATTGCTGGTAATTTTTCAGGAGATGTTGTAACAGTAGCCGCTACTTCTGATTCAACAATAACTTATTCAGAAACTACATCTATACTTACTGCTTCAGGACAAGCTAATTGTTCACTTAATTCTTCAACAGGAGTTATAACAACAACAGATTTCGGTGGTAGTTCAATTACACCAACTACATATACTTTTACTTTAAGAGCAACTGATGTAGAAAACCAAACAGCAGATAGAGTATTTACACTAACAAGCACATTTGGTGCAACAGGCTCAGGAGGATTTAATTAATGGCTACAACTTATTTAACAGCAACACAAGGTACACCAACAAATAGTAAAAAATGTACAGTATCAGTTTGGTTAAAAAGAACTGGTCTTGCAGCAGACACTAGCACAGGAACATTTTTTGCAGGAGTAAATACATCAGATACAACCGATAATGGTTTTATTAATTTTAATCCAAATGATAAAATTTTTATTCAATCTTCATTAAATGATTCAAATAAATTGGGGTTTGTAACAACTAGAGTATTTCAAGATTCATCAGCTTGGTATCATGTTGTAGTTGCTTTTGACACAACACAATCTACATCTACAGATAGAGTTAAAATATATATTAATGGTGTTCAGGAAACTCTTTTTGATGCCGCAACATATCCTGACCTAAATTTAGATTTACCTTTTTCTCTTTCAGGTTTACAATTTCAATTAGGAAAATATCCCACAGCTAATGATGCATATTTTAATGGTTTAGCGTCTCATTATAATTTTATAGATGGAACAGCTTATGCACCAACAGAATTTGGCGAAACAGATTCTACAACTGGCGAATGGAAAATTAAAACATCTCCATCAGTTACATACGGAAACAATGGTTTCTTTATTTTAAAAGATGGTAATTCAGTTACAGACAGTTCTCCTAATTCTAATAACTTTACAGTAGCTAGTGGTACACTTACAAATAATAAAGATAATCCTAGTAATGTTTTTTGTACTTTTAATACTTTAAATAAAAGTCAAAGTAATCTGACTTTAACTAATGGAAGTACAACATTGACATCCACAGCAAGTGGTTGGTTTGGTAGTTGTGGAACTTTAGGATTTCAAAAGGGATTTGCTACTTATTTTGAAGCAAAAGCTAAAACAATAGTATATGCCCTGACTTGGGGTTTATCAAGAATTGGTGAGGGAACAAATGGAACTCCTTTAATTAATCCAGTTGAAAATGATTCAGGTTACGATTACATGACGAGACCAACTTCAGCAAATACTATTTATTATAAAGGAGCAAACCAAAATGTAACAGTTTCTGCTATATCCGCAGGAGATATTTTATCTTGTTTAATTTCTGCATCAGGAGTGGTTAAATTTTATATAAATGATTCTTTAACACACACCTACTCACAA